ACTGACAGAGGGAGGTGAGGGTCCATTTCCCCATAAAAATAACATTCCCACCTCATAAAATCTGTAATCCGTTTTTTTGTTTTATGATGTAATAAGACCATAAAATAAAATGAGAGCATATAAAATTATCTAAAAAATAACACACACTCCATAACACACCTCATTTCTTAATAACACCAAAAATACGCCGTTTTTTCCCCCTCAAAAAAATGGCTACATCCATAAAAGATGAATTGCTAAATTATTTGGAGAATATAAATCTTCATACCATTTTCCTGAAATATTCATGGCTCTTTTTAAATATCGGTCTTGCCGAGATTTATCCATATGGCGAGTATAATCCTGGTAGCCCATTTCCCCAAAGTGTACATATTTTCCTTCTGTATTTTTTACCATATATTTTTTGGTTGGTTTATTTGAAATATAAATCGGCACATTTTTTCCAAAATAATCCAGAGCATTTTTTGAAACTCTGGATGGATTTGAATACAATATTAATTCGTCGTATTTATGGGGGTTACGCCCCCCAGCGGCAGGTTTTAAAGGAGTATCCTTTATAGTCATTTAATATTTCATTATATTTTTTTATTTTCTTTTTTTCTTGCCTTTTCCATTCTTACTTGGTCTCTATCAATTTGTGATTTTTCTGCTTTTTCTTTATTATATTGCTCTCGTAATCTGTCTACAAACGCATTTCTTTCTTTATTATCTCTTAATGCTTTATATCTCTCAAGTCCTCTCGCAATAATTTCATTTTCCTCTGGAGTTCTATCTTTTTTCTTAATTGTTTTGGTAACTCTTACATATGATTCAAGTATATCTATGTCTTCTTGTGATAATTGTTTTTGAGGTCTTCCTCTTTTAGGTCTAGGTGATGGAGTTTGACCAGAACTCATGCTTTCAATATCTGCGTCTTCTGGAAATTCTCGTTTTTTATTTTTACCATATCCTTCTTCTTTTAATAATAATTGTCGTAATCTATCGGATTCATTAAATGCTAAATCATTGATTGCTTTATTTTCAACAAATCCACCACCTCCGGTGATTGACCCAATACTTCTCATATCTAACTGTTGGGCGTTTCCAGAACCAAATGATCTAATAGTTGTATCATCCGCTGTATCATACAAAACAGTAGGCATTGCTGAATAGTTTCGTTCTGGTTTTTGTTCTGATCCAAAATTCATAATTGCGCTTAATTGTTCATCAACATCTTGGTTTAATTGATTAACTGATTCTTTAGATACAAAACCTTGAGATTGTAAACTTGATGGATTAATACTTCTACTACTTAAACTACCAGACGATGGTTGACTCCTACCGTTGTATGGGGCGGGACCCATTGATAAGAAATCTCTTCTGTTTGGTTCTTGAACAATTTCTTGTAAAATTGGATTTTGTCTAGGAACTGGAATAAATGGTAGATTTTGTTCTTGGTTAATAGGGGGTGGTTCTAAATCAGAAAATGGAGGACTACTTAACAAATCTCCAAAAGTTGTTGCCGTTCGTTGAGACCTTACTTCACTCCTGCCGTCGTATGGGGCGGAACCCATTTCACTCCCTCCTGTAAAATAAGATGGTTCTGTTATATCAGATATTGGTACACTCCCTCTTGTAAAATAAGATGGTTCTGTTACTGAACTAAATGTTTCACTCCTGCCGTCGTATGGGGCGGAACCCATTTCACTATTCATGGTCAATGGACTAATTGAACGGAACGGATCACTTTCAAACGATACTGAACCAACAGACGGAGTAAATGGGTTTGGTCTAGGAATTGGAATAAATGGTAAGTTTTGTTCCATATTGCGTGGGTCTGGTTCTAAATTAGAAAATGATGGTGGGTTCAATGATGAACGTAATGGTTCATTCATAAACGGAGCACGAGGTATTTGTATTGGTTGAAATTGTGGAGGAACTTGTGGTGCTGGTTGTGCGGGTTGAGGTTGTTGTGCGATTGGTGCTGGTGGTTGAGGTTGAGAAAATGATGGAGCGTATACCATTCTTGGATAATCATTGGATGAACCACCCAAACCCCTCTTTGTGGTACGTGTTCTAGTTTGTCTTTTTGGTTTTGAATCTTGATTAATAATAACAATCTGATTTTGTTTAGCAACTTGTTTTTGAGAAATTTTATTTTCTTTCTTTTTTGTTGCTCTTGCCTTTTTGATATAGGCTCTTAACTGTTTTGGTATTTTATCATCCATTATATAAAGTTTAAATAATTTAATTTTTTAGTTTTATTATATATAATGAATATTCAGTTTAGAAAAGAGTTTGTGAAATTATTTAAAATTAACAAATCTAGGGGATACGATGATCTAACTGCCCGTTATTTGACTTATAAGGAATTGTGTCAGAAGCCGTGGAAGGACGGTTAACAATTTCAAGCGTGTCAATTTTTTCTTCACCTTCCACATCTCTATCAATTACTATTCCACAACATGCTATTTTACGACATTTAGATTTATAACATACTGCTAATACTGCTCCGAGAAATCCAAATACAGTGATATAAAATCCACTGATTAATCCTTCACTGAACAAAACCATTTATAAAATTATCTCATATAATAATAATGGGTATTTATAAGATGTATGCTACCGACGATAATTATATCAATACTGAAGCTGTGGGTATGTGTTTATTTTACAAGAATTTATATTTACGCATGAAACGCTGGTTTGGATTTTCATATCCATTTTGGTTGAGTGATATGGAAGAATCATATTTATTGAAAAATATTTTACGAATGGTTGTTCCAGAAACTATGTATATTTTATTTATAAATGTTGGAATTAGAATTAGAAAAAAGTTTGGAAAATCAATTGAATTATTGGAAAAATATAAAATAGATAATCCAAATTTAATTAAACAGAAAACAAAAAAAATATATTATTTACAAAATATTGAAAGATTTAGAGAATATTCTAAAAATCATTATTTGTTAAAAAATTCAAGAATAAACATATTTAAAAAGAATATCTAATAATTTTATATCAAATGTCCGAAAATATTCAAGCCCCAAAAAAACGAACTTATACTCGTAAGCCTAAGGTTGTTATTCAAGTTGACGAAATCCCAACTTCTGAACCTCCCGTCGTTTCTGATAGTGAGACCTCTACTACTTCTACTGATTCGTTCGTACCTCCTGAGCAAGTGCCACAGAAACCTAAACGAACATATAAAAAGAAAGTGGTTGAACCAGTTGTTGCTGTTGTTGATGAACCTCCTGTATTAGTTAGACAAACTAACGAACCAAAAGACGAACCAATTACTAGTGGGGATAATGGGGTGTCCCCATTGAAGAAACCAAGAACCGAAAAACAAATTGAAGCGTTTAACAAAATGCGTGAAGCACGACTTAAGAAACAATCCGAACTAAATCATTTGAGAGAATTAGAAAAAGAAGAAAAAAGAATTGATTCTGAAAAAAAGAAGTTGGATGCTGTTACTGAACGAGTTGTTGAAAAAGCAACAGAAATTAAAAAGAAACGCCAATCTAGACGAAAACCGGCCGAAGAATTGATTGATACGTATGAACCACAAACTATTCCAATTATTCAAGAACAAAAATATAGAAACATTGTATTTGCCTAATTTATAAATGCCAGAAATATCTCCAATGGAAAACTACAAACAATACGTACAATTAATGGATAGCATGACTATTCACGAGGAACTCCAAAAAATTAATGCGGTTCATCATAGTCTAGATGAGAAAAATCCAATTACTTATGTAATACTACGAGAAACTCATAGAAATAAATTTACGGAATCACAACTTATTTGGATACAAGATCGGATTGATTTATTAATTGAGCGTCAGAGAACGGCGTTTGAAACGAGCCTTGAAAAAGTTGACGTGGAACTGGCGAAAGATTCCATATTGAATAAATGTAGCGACCAAGGCGAGCTGAAAAAAATTGAATAAGAAGCGTTACGCCGCTTACCACTGGGGTTTTAGGGGTTTCCCCTAATAGTATCACCATAATATAGCATATATTAAAATCATTAGTTTTTTATAATATATAGTTTATAATGGCCGAATTAATTCGTGAAAAGAGGATAATAAGTCTTAATAGTAATAATGCTACTCGTTATCTTAATGGTGACTATTTATCTGATGTAGTGTTTGATTTTTCTAACATTCTATCTCCAAGTGATGATATATCTTATGTTGAGGTTGGTGTTGGTAACGCAGAAATTCCAGCAACATTTTATAATATTGATATAACAAACAATGTATTAAATTACAGAATTGATGCTACAAATTTTATAATGACTGTGCCACCGGGTAATTATAATTATAATTCGTTGGTTACAGAAATGACAACCCTATTAGCCGCAAACGGACACACTTTTACTTTTTCATTAAATCGTAATAGTAATATTCTAACAATGACTTTGACGGCTGGTGGCACAACATGGAACAGAATATCTTTAGGTTCAACTATTTATTATATTTTAGGATTTGACTCAGATACTATTTATAATATTGTAGGAAATACGATCACTTTTCCAAGATTATTTAATTTACTTGGACAAAAGAAACTAAAAATATATTCATCAAATATTTCTGTTGATAGTTTTGATAGTGTAAATACGGCTACTAATAATTTGTTGTGTACTATTTCTGTAAACCAACCTGGATTTAATTTGATTATTTATTCAAACATAGATGGATTATATGCCCATATGCGTAATCGTTATTTGTCAACTGTGGATATTCAAATAAAAGATGAACTTGGAAATTTGATAAATTTTAATGGAATAAATTGGACGATGACAATTAATCTGATTTTGTATCGTAGGATTGATGCGTTGATTAATGAACTTAAACTCCAAGAAAATAAAATTGAAGAAAATGTTTAAACTTAATTATGTGGTTCGCGGCTTAACGCGAGAATAAATTTGTAATAAAATAATAAAACTATAGGTTATAATGTCAGTATTGCCAAAAGAGATTAATTACAAATCTGCTATTTCTTTGCCTGAAGGTACTCAATCTAATTCCATTGTTGCGTCTCCCATTAACGGACAAACATTTGGTCCATCTTCTATCATCCAATTTGACTTGGTTCAGAGAGGTTTTCTTGTGCCCGAATCAATGTATATTCGTTATAAATTGATTACCACTCTACCCACTACTACTGCTTCTGCTGCGGGAGCGATTAAAGGAACTCCTGTTTATACTCCATTTGCTCGTTTAGAAACAATTGTTGGTTCTCAAGTGGTTGAATCAATTCAAAATTATAACCAACTGTGTAACATGCTTGTAAATTGTAAGATGAATTACGCACAAAAGGTTGGTCTTGCTAATGCGTTTGGTTATTCTGATGCTACTAGTGCGGTTACTTATGCTTTTGATTTTTCCACTAACGCCCCAAATGGATTGGATTTGAATGCGAATACTTCAGTTGGAGCATCGCCTGGTCTTGGAGTTGGTGGTAGTGTTTCTCTTGCGGCCCCACTTGGTTGTATTCTTTCTAACGCAGATCACCTAGTTCCGTTGAAATTTATGCCCTCGTGTAGAATTCAATTATCTTTGGATAGTTTAGCTAATGTATATAATGGAACTGGAACGGCAGTTACCACCACAATTACTAACTACTCAATCCAGAACTGTGAACTATGTTACGATATTATTGAGTTTTCTCCAATGGTTGACCAAGCGATTTCTTCTATGGGAGGTGGTCAAATCACTCTTCGTTCTCAATCTTATTTATCATCTGGAGTTACTCTTCCTGCCGCATCTAACGGCAGTTTAGAATTTCTTTTTAATCAGCGTCTTGCTTCAATAAAATCATTGTTTACTCATTTGAGTGGAACAACCTCGGTTAATGGGTTTTTTGATAGTCTTGATTGTACTGGTGCTAATGGGGGTGATTATCAGTGGTTTGTTTCTGGATTACCATATCCTCCTAGACCTATTTCTACTGTTTTGAATAAGGCTGGTGCTTCTATGGAGTTAAGTAGTGCTTTTGGACCTGCTCATGATCTGATGACATCTAATTTCGCTATCAATCCTACCGAGTTTAACGCATCAAATAATGTTGCTACTACAATTCAACAAATGGGTAAGTTTTATCTTGGAACTAATGTTGAAAAGTTGTCAACCAACGGTGCTCTTCTTACTGGAATTTCATCTCAAGGTTCTCCTATTTCTTTTAGAGTTTCTATTGGAACTGCTACTACTAACCCACAGGTTGTCCAACTCATATGCTTATACGATGCTCTGCTCCAGATTGATATTGCTTCAAGAACTTTGGTAGTGATGCAGTAGATGCCTAACGCGGCATTCTGCGGGGATACCCCGCACTCCCCCTTGCTCGCTTGGAAGCGAAAACCACTTATTTAAAAATTAAGGACTTCGTCCCTAACACCCTTTTCATAAAAATCATTATAAATAATATCAGTAAATTTATAATGATTAAAATTAAGGAAAACTTAAAACCAAATCTTCCACATACCGTTATGAAATGTGATACTAAACTCGCAAATAAATTGGATAAATATGATTTAACAAGTTTTATGAATTGTCATTCAATGAATTTACTTATTGGAAAACCTCGTTCTGGTAAAACCTCTTTACTTCATTCACTTTTTGAACACCGAAATATGTTAAGATATTGTTATCATACTATTTATTTGTTTCAACCAGTACAAAGTGGCGCAAGTATTGAAAACAACATTTTTGATAAACTTCCAGAAGATCAGATATTTCGTGAATTGACTTTTGAAAATTTAGATGAAGTTAAACAAAGAATAGAAGAAGATTCTAAAGATGGACATGCTAGTTGTATCATATTTGATGATGTCACTGCCGAATTGAAAAATAAAGCAACAATGAAATTATTCAAAGAGTTAGCATTTAATCGGAGACATTTGAGATTATCTATGTTTTTTTTAGTTCAAACTTATTTTAGTGTTCCAAAAGAAATCAGAAGACTTTGGAGTAATATGTTTATATTTAAAACAAGTAAAAATGAGATGAGTAATATTTGGGATGAAATTATAGAACATGATATAGAATATATGAAACCAATTATGAAACTGGTGTATGACCAACCATATCAATTTATGTTTGTAAATACAGATTCGCAAAGATTATTTAAATGTTGGGATGAACTTATTTTAGATGAATACGGGGACACCCCGTAAACCCCATTGTGTGGTTCGCGGCTAAACGCGATTAGAGAATAAATAAATTTAAAAATCTTTTTTAACTTGTATATTCATAATGAGTTTCTTTAAAAAAATTGGAAAGTCCGTTGGTTCTGCTTTTAAAAAGGCGCCAGATGTTGTGTCATCTATATTTAAAAAGGGGGGAGATATCGCTCAAAAAGTGTCGGGTGGTCTCGGTAAAGTATCAGATGTATTAGGTAAAGTCGCTGATGTAGGTGGTCAAATATTATCAAATCCGTTAACTAAAGCCGCGGCTACTGCTGTTGGTGGAGCATTTGGTATGCCTGAGGCAGGTGCTTTACTTGGTATGGCAGGGCAAGGGTTAAAACGTGTAAAACAAGGTTCTGAACTTGCTGGAAGAGCAAGTGGTCTAGCAGGTCGTGCTGGGGCTTTATCAACGGAAGCATCTGGTTATAAATCGCTTGCTGATGCTCGTGGTGGTATTCAGAAAGCAAAGGAATTATATCAAGATGCTAGGGGTGTAGCTGGTCCTCAATTCGCTTAGGGGAAACCCCTAACACCCCACCCAGTATGACATAGCGTTATGCCGCTAACCACAATGGGGTATGGGGTTCCCCCATAGTGAGGCATCGCATAAATATAATAGAAAAAAATAACAATAGTAAGTATAAATGGCTAATTACATCTCACCTAAACGATTTAACATCGTATTAAACTCGCAACAAGTATCTGCCTCATCTAGTGGAAACCCCAATGATTGTACCTATGAATTTAATTGGACTAATATTCCACAGGGTAAATATAAAATGAGTTTTTCATACAAGGGACAGAATAACTCTGATTTTGTTTCAAATGATAGTCCACAAATATTTTTAAGTCTTGGCACAGTTCCGTCTGTATATCAAGCAAATGGTAGTAATGGTAGTGTGGTGTCAAATTGGGTCGGAAGTCTACATGCTGAAACTCACGCTGCTGCTCAAGTAGTATTTTTCGCAAATCTCCAAGACAACCCAGATGTTTATTATGAGAGTCTGCCTACAAGTGGTCCTATTAGAGTTCAAATTTATCGTGCTGATTTTACGACTTTATTCACGACAGTTGCTGGTTCTAATTTAGCAAACTATGTAATGTGTTTATCTTTTGAGCAGATGGGTAAAGTAAATGGGTATAATATTTAATACGGGGACACCCCGTACACCCCTTTGCTAGCTTTATTAAAGCTATAAAATAATTTAATTTTATTATCTCATACAATATAAATGAGTAGTTTAACAAATCAACAAGCAAACACAAAATCAATGACAGGTTTATCTGATACTTACTCAACAAATATTGTATGTGATACGTTTGAATGTAGTGACGAGTTCACGATTGATCCAGGTTGTGTAATAACTTTACCAGCAAATTCTATTCCAGATTCAGCATTATCAACCAATGTAGCATTTCGTGATCAATTCAATAATTTTAGCAATACAAATACATTTAGTGGGACAGTATCATTTACCTCAATTACTACTCCTGTAATAACTCAATCAATCCCAGCAAATGACGCAACAACCAAAATACCAACAACATCATGGACTGATACTTATTTTGGAAAACTAACATTAGCATCACCAACAACCACACAAACATGGTTTGGACAAAATCGGTTTTCAAACTCTTTTGCTAATCTTGCCGTATCATTACGAAACACAAGCGTCACTACATATAATGGTGGTTTATTTATCCCAAATGCTAATGGTCAGTTTAACGCAAACTCGCAAATAGGAGATACTTGTTTAATAAGTCTAGGAACAAATGCTTCAAATACTGGTGCTCTTTCATTAACTACTTGGTCGTCTACAAATTGCGGTATTCGTATAACGCTAAATGATGTCAGGATCAACGGAACAACAAGTACTATTAATTCAGCGTGTAGTTTTACATCAACGACAACCCCAGTAATAACTCAGAGCATACCAGCAAATGATGCTACCACCAAAATACCAACCACTCAATGGATCAATACGTATTATGGGAAATTATCACAAGCAACTGGGTCCACCGTTCAAACGTGGTTTGGAAATAACCAGTTCACAAGCAATGCGGCAAATCTAGCAATATCATTGGATAATACAGATGCTCCGACATATGATGGTGGGTTGTTTATTTCTTCTGTTGCTGCGCAAGGAAATCCAATAACAACGGTGGGTAATACGGTGTTGATTGCTAATGGTACTGGAATAGATACTGGTATTTTATCTTTGTGTGTAAATTCATCTACATCATGTGGAATAAGAATGAGTTCATCAAGTATGTCTATAATTGGGGGAACAACACTAACTATGTCAGGAACTACTTGTAATAATAGTGCGACAAATTATAATGTTAGCGGTATATGCTCTTTTACAAACACCACAACCCCAGTAATAACGCAAGCAATATCATTAGCAGATAATTCTACAAAAATATCAACGACGGCATTTGTCAAAGGTCAAAACTATATTACGGCAGCGGCACTTACTCCATATGCTTTATTAGCAGGAACACAAACATTTAGCGGTATCAATACATTCACCGGAGTTACTAATATTAACAGCACCGCAGTTTATAATAACTCAACAGATGCTCGGTTTGTAGCAACCACAGGTGAAGCAACTCAAATGTATCAAGGATCAGGAGGATTTACAATTGCTAGTATTACAAATGGAAAGTTTATAGCATTGAATACAAGAGACGCAACAGGAACAATTATTGTGGATGGGGTGGTTTGTAAAAATGGTAATCAGGCATACCTCCAATCAAACGCAAACACAGTTAACCGTATTGATATTACTGGAAATCAAGCAACCATTGGAGGAACACTTGTGCCCATTATGACAACTCAACCATTAACTGCTTCAAACAATAACGAGATAGCATCAACGGCTTTTGTTAAAAATCAAAACTATATTACGGCATCAGCACTTACTCCATATGCTTTATTAGCACCCACCTCGTTACAAACATTCGCTGGAACGGCAGAAAATACATTTAATAATAGAGTAAATATAAATGATGACATTAGGTTTGCCGATACCTTTTCATCAAAAATATCTCAAAGTGGTAATGCTCTTATAATAGAAAATATATCAAATATGAATAGCGTCCAAATTAGAAGCACAACCGCTGGATTATTTCAAAACACTGGTCTTCTCATCCAAAACGGAAACTATTGTCAAATACAAGGAGGATTAGGCAACACGATAACGCTCAATGCAGTAAATACACCAACACTTGGAATACCACCATTATCAGGAGTATACTCGTCAGAGATTGCAACGACCAATTGGGTTAACACTGAACTAACGGGAGTGTATGCTCGTCTTGATACTGCTCAAACATTTACTGCCCAAAATACATTTACCACCGCAACCCCAACTGCCCCTATTGTTATAAAAAATACTGTATCATCAAATAGTGGTGGGTTATTGATTACCGACAATTTGAATTATAATAATATTAATAATACGGGTGATTTTGCGGTTATTGGATTTGGTCCTACTATAGATAATGGTGTATTGAACTTGACCACGTGGGCGAATGGGTCTTGTGGTATTAAGATTGATAATGATACGATTACACAAAATGCTCCGTTTACGTGTGGATATCTACAACTTGGAGCACCAATCACGAGTAAAACGAATTTTAATATTGGATATCAGTGGGATATTGGAGGAGGGGCATTTACGGGCACATCATGGGCAACCGCAGTTGGTGCTTATAATATTATGACGATTGCTTGGAATGGAACTGGAGATAAAACATTAGGTGTTTGGTTATGTGAGATCGTGATTATAACCAACTGTTCTACTGCTCCAGCGTTTTCTTTGTGTTGGAATACTATTTCAAATACATCTATGGATATCAGTGAGAAGTGTACTCAATCTAACCTCACCACGGTATTCAATGCGGCATCACATCAAATAACACGATTGAATTTCACACTTAACATTACTAATTTTTTAGGAAATTATTTCTTAAACAGTAGTAAAGTGGGTGGGGCTGGATTGTCTTCAAACACTTCATTCAGTCAAATCAAGTTCACAAGAATCGCATAAATAAAAAACGAAAACCGCATAAAAAAATATAGTTGTATAAATTAAAATGGGAGGACGAAAACAATTTTTAGGAGAACGCATTATAACTTATAATGGAAAAGTAGTGGTACATCCAGATCGTAATAATATTGAGAATTACAAAAAAGATATGGTTATGTGTTCTTGTGGTAGAATAATGCAGGACACTACTTGGAAACATCATATTCATAAACCGATCTGTGTCAATTTTCATAAGGTTACAAACAAAATATTAGATTGGAAACCAATTTGATGGGGGAACTCCATTTTAATGGTATTTCAAATATGGAATCATTCGGAAATCAATTTAAAAATTAAATAGATATATAATATAATATGAACCAACCCCGAAGATACGAAGTTTGTAAGAAATCCATTCAACGATATATTGAGAAAAATCCAGAAGCATTGAAAATTGCCAAAAAGAAATATGTTGAGAACAATAAAGAACGATTGAGGGAATATAAACAAGAATACGATAAATGGAAACAATATATTAATAATACTTCATGGAAATATGAGAAACAATTATATCTTCAAATATTAATTTAGATTTTAAATTAGAATGTTTAAAACCTACAAAAAACTAAAACAAATGGCTACGCCCTTTAACCCACCTCGATCGGGGGTGGAACCCCGAATAGATATATATATTAAAAAATGATATAAATATTATCTGTATAGATATATATAAAATGAGTTTTAAATTTGGAACCAAAACTGGACGACTTACCGAACAACGCAAAAGAGACTTACGAGCATTTGCCAAGTTTAGACTTGGACTTAAGAAAAACGCACCATTAAAAAAAGTGTTAGAACAGCTACCTTTAGAAGATGGCGAACTAACTGAAGAACAGTTCTATCCCTTTATGGAACAATTCATTGAAGAAGAAGTGAAAAAAATTGCTGAAGATATGAAGAAGAAGATAATGAAAAAACAGAAAAATAATGAGAAAAGAAAAATTATTAGAAAACAGAAAAAAGTAAAAACTCCTCCTCCGGTTTATTTTACATACAATCCTCCCGATTCTTTTGAAGCATGGAGAGATGTTATGGCACAACATAGCGGACAAAATATTACTATGAGTTACTTGGGGGAAACCCCCAACACCCCCTTTGTGGTAGGCGGCGTAACGCCTATTATTGGAGAAACTCACGAATACAGCATTCCGGTTGAATTTGGAGAGTTTAGAAAATATTGTAAAAATCTATGGTTTGGTACACACGATTGGAGAGCCACCAGTGATGAAACCATATTTGATGTTAATGGGTTTAAGGGACAACTCGTTGTGTTAATTGCTACAAATATTAACAACTTAAATGAAACCATTAATCAGATATTTCGTGATGGACCTACAAATTGTTTACTAACTCCGATTAAGAATTGGGTTCAAGAGAAATTGGATAACAGCAAAAGTAAAAAAACATCTGAAAGATATATTACTCTTAATAATAAAGTTACCAAATATTTAGAACAATATTCTAACGGAGTTCCTAGAGAACAAATAAAACAGATTTCTAATAATTTAAATATTACAATTTCAGTAGAACTACCATTTCAAAAAGAACCATTTATTTTAGAAAAACCAGATACCAAATCATTAACCACATTTAGATATTTAAATTCTAGTCATAACCATGTTGACGAAATTACAGATTTAACAAAATTTACAGAATGTACTCAACAAGAATTATCTGCTAAAATTAAAGAATGTGATGACAATAAAATTAATTATTATTTTACAATGAATAATAGAAATATTAATAAGATCTATGTTAATGGTGAAATTTTTGGATTATCACCATCATATTATAAATTTATTGCTGATTTTCAAAATAAATATAATATTAATAGTTGGAAAATTGACGCAGTTAAACATCCAGAAATTACTAAATTTTTGGAGAACTCGTGCCACTATAATTGTTGTATGGATTTTACAAACGACCATACCAGTGAGTTATTACATATTGACCAAAAAGCATGTTATAAGAATTTTGACACGTGTAAATATTTTATGGGATTTTTATCTAAAATTACAGATTTCAGATTTACAAATAAAATTCAAGGAATTGGAATTTATCAGATTACTAACATTAATATTACAAATGAAAAATTTAAACGATATAACGACTTTATGAAATTATATGTGAATTTTAATAATTATCCATCACCATCATTAGCGTTTTTAGATAGTGTTGGTACATATGATATTATTGGTGGATGTTGGGGTATGGATTCTAAATTAAATATGGATTTTATAAATGATGATGGAATGTCATTCATGAATAAAGATGAGGGGGTTCCATATTATTCCAAATATTTTGGATTATGTAACAGTATCAATTATGATAAAAAATATTATTTTTACGGAACTGAAGAAACTGCTAAAATTATTAAACAAAATACGGATTGTGAAGTTTTAAGATATGGTGTCAATTTGTTTAATAATAATGATGATAATAAGAATGCTCTTACAAGTGTATCCACCAAAAAGAAACATGTTTGGCATTTATCTCATTTAACATCGTTCATTTTAGATTATGCTAAATTAAATATTATAGAACAACTTATGACAATGCCGTTTGAAAATATTGTTAGAGTTAATAGTGATGGTATTTATTTTATGCCGTGGCTTCCAAGCCAGCAAGGGGGTAAGGGGGAGTTCACCCTACATAACAACTATGTGGAGAAACCAAGTAAAGCATATAATAATATAACTGGATATTTTACAACATATAGTTCATCAAATGATTTTTGTTCAAACACCATACATTATAACATTCCATATAATTTTGGAAAATACAGAGATTTCTATAAAACAGAATTAGCAGTTGGTGGTGGTGGTTCTGGGAAAACACATTTTAATTTAATTGATACTGGTTCTGTAAATGTGATGTATATTGCTCCATCTTGGAAACTAGCAAGAAACAAATCATCTGAATATAAATGTAATGTAGCAACTCACGCATCATTATTAATGTGTGATCCAACAAATACATCATTTTCGTATTCAAGCACATTATTAATTGATGAAGTTTCTATGATGACAAATGAAGACAAAGAAAAAATAATTAATTTTTATAAAGATTACAAACTCATATTTTGTGGAGATATTAAGTATCAATTACCATATATTCCAGATAAAGATAAAAAGCAAGTTCAAACAGAATTTAATAGTAATAATATTGATAACATTATGACATTTAGTACAGATTATAGAGCAACGTGTGATAAATTAAAAGAATTAAAAGAAACAGTTAGAGATGTTATTGATTCTGATGAAATTCTTACACCAAATTATTTATTTGATAAATTACAAAAAATATCAAGTGCCGACCTTGAGAAAACATATAATATTGAAGATATGATTTTATGCCAATCTCATAAACAAAAAGATACGTATACTGAAAAATTTAGAGGTAAGTTTCCAAATGAAAAATATTATATTACTGAAACAACCATCAAATATTCGTGTGGTGATATTATCATAACAAATGAAACTATGGATAAACAATTCAAACCAGAAATACGACACGCATTTACTGTTCATAGTATTCAAGGCGAAACATGTCATACCAAATTATTTATTCATCGTGCTACTATGTCATTAAGAATGTTTTACACTGCCATCTCTAGAGCTAAAAAATATGACCAAATTTATTTGATTGAATAAACATTTGAGGGAGTTTTTATTTAAAAAAATATCTTTGGAATATATATGCTTCGGAGCTTTAAGACAAAAAAGGACAAACACGCTTCTGTTAAAAATATTATTTATAAAAATGGTTGTGGGTATATTAAGGACGACCACGAATATTTTGAATTATTTAAGGAACTTGTAGAAAATAAAAATTATTCTAATATTTTTTATTTTAGCATTGTTCCCAATCGTATAAATACAAAAACTTATGAATGCCAGGTACATTTAGAGGACGGCTCTATAAAAGTTTTTAGTTGGACGAAATGTGTTTTGAATCGGGTTGAAACCTCACATCACAAATTACGAAATACTATGCGTAGTGCTATCGTCAGCGATATTTTAAGTTTTAAGAATAATGCGATTTGTTGTAATTATTGTGGAAATGTGGAATACTTACACGCGGATCACATTGAACCATTTCGTGATTTAGCAGACAAATTTATTTCAGAACATGGAATGGGTTCCGCCCCATCTGACGGAGTAAGAAGTAATGCTACGGAAGAATGGGTTAATGCGTGGAAGATTTATCATAAACAAAATGCGTCATTACAAATATTGTGTGCCTCTTGTAAT